GTGGGTCGCACGGCCGGGGTGGCTGCCTCTGCCGCCAAGGTGGCACCGGCTGCAACAAAGGCACCCGGCGTGCTGGGCGCTTCGGGCCGGTTCCTGAAAGGTGCAGCGCCCAAGCTGGGCAAGGTCGGCGCTGTCGCGGGCGTTTTGGCGCTGGTGGGCACGGCCGGCATGGCAAGCGCCCAAGCGGCCGAGAGCCCCGGCTCCAAGGCCGACAAGGCCAAAGCCATCGCGGGCATTGGCGCAGGGCTGGCGGGCGAACTTGCCGGCGGAGCTGCGGGCCGCGCCATCGGTGCAATCGCCGGCACCGCCATCGCAGGGCCCATCGGCACGGTGGTCGGCGGGCTGCTGGGCGGCATGCTGGGTTCGTACCTGGGCGGCACGGCGGGTAGCGCCGCAGCAGGGTTGGCGCTGGGCAGCACCAAGCCCAAGGCCGCGATGGAAGCCGGTAAGCCCGTTCTGCCTGCCGGCGCAACAGAGGCGCTTGGCACGGCCAGCGCGCTAGCCAAGGCGCCGCCGGCACCGCCGCCGCAGGTCGACCAACGTTTCGAGTTCGCGCCACGCATCGCCTTGACGGTGCATGGCGATGTCAAAGACCCGCGCCAGCTTGCCGAGGAGTTGATGCCCCACCTGCGCCGCCAGTTCGACGAATACGCCGCGCAGCAACGCCGCGCCGCCATGTCGGATCGCCCGCATCTGTAACGGAACACACCATGGATTTTCTGAACTACGCATCCGCAGCGGCCACGCATGCAGCGCGTGCGGCCGAGCACGTCCGGCAGATGGAGCGGTTGCTGGACAAGCCGGACGGCACAGGGGAAGCCAACGCCCATCGCCGCGAGGCGCAGGCCTTGGGCGACCTGAACAGCGCCGGCACCGCGCTTGCCGCTGCCGCTGAAGCCATTGGCGGCGTAGGCCGAACGGCTGCAGGCAGAGGTGCAGCGCAGCGCGCGCTCGGCCTGACGGATACCGCGCTGGCCGGCATCCAGCGCACCGCCGCGGGCGAGCGCTTCGCATCCGTCCTGCGCGCCGCGCAAACCACCAGCGACGCACTGGCAACCGTACGCCGCCGCCTTGATGCCGTGCTGCCCGCCGTCACGTCCAACGTGCGCAGTCTGGTGCCCAGCTACGCGCTTGGGCCCGACAAGATCCTGGGCGCCGGCCAAGCCGCAGGCGCCACCGAACGCCTGCTCGTGCTGTCGACGGATGACGGCGAGCAATTCCAGTTCGGCCTCAGCACCGCTGCATACGACCGCCTGCGCCGCGAGACCCGCTACAACATCGCCGCGCAAGAGCGCATCCAGCGGCAAGAGGCATTGCAGGCCGTGGGCGCGGGCGGCGACACCATCACCGTATCGGGCGCCATCTTCACCGCCGGCGGCGCGGGGGCCGGGCAGCTCGACCGCCTGCGCGCGATTGGCGCCGCGCTCAAGCCGGTGCAACTCACCACCGGCTCGGGCGACGTGCTCGGCCGTTACTTCCTCGACCGCGTGGGCGAAGAGCAAGACGCGCTGCTGGCCGACGGCACGCCACGCAAGCAAGGTTTCGACTTGGAGTTTCGACGCTATGGCGATGACTATCAGAACATCTGACGGCGACGTGCTCGACGTGCTCTGCTACCGCGCATACGGCACGCTGGCCGGCACTGTGGAAGCCGTGCTCGATGCCAACCCGGGCTTGGCCGCGCGCCGCCAGCCGTACGCCGCTGGCGTGGAGATCTTCCTGCCCGACCTCACGCCCGTACGTGACGAGCCCATCCAGCTTTGGACGTAGCGCATGCAAGCCCAATTCGAAGTCCTGGCAGACGGCAAAGACATCACCGCACTGCTGCGCGATCGCGTGCTGGAGATCCGCACCACCGACAAGCCCGGCATGGAAGCCGACCGCTGCGAGATCCGCCTCGATGACCGCGACGGCAAGATCGCCTTCCCGCCCAAGGGCGCCAAGCTGCGCATCTCGTTCGGCTGGGCCGGCAAGGGCCTGTCCACACGCGGCACGTATGCCGTTGACGAGATCGAACTGAGCGGCCCGCCCGCCACCGTGGTGATACGCGGCAAACCGGCCGACATGCGCGCCACCGCCAAGGCGCAGCGCAACGCCAGCTACACCGGCACCACGCTGACGGCCATCGTGGCAAGCGTGGCCGCGCGGCACGGGTGGAAGCCCGCCTGCACGATCGAGGCGCACATCGAACGCGCCGACCAGTTTGGCGAAAGCGATCTGCACTTCATCACCCGGCTTGCGCGCCAGTACGGCGGCACTGCCACGGTCAAGGGTGGGCGGCTCATCGTCGCACCGCGCGGCGGTGGCAAATCCGCAGAGGGCAAACCGCTCGCCCCAATCGTGCTCCGGCCGTCAGACCTCATGCGATACCGCCTGACGTTTCCTGACCGCAGCAGCGTCGGCGGCGTCAGAGTCCGCGCGCACGATGCCAAGACCGGCCGCAAGGTCGATCTGTACATCCCCAACCCGGAAGCGCCCGACGGCGGGCCTGCGCAGGCAACGCATACCGAGCGACACGTGCACGCCAGCGTACCGGCGGCAAGAGCCGCCGCCAAAGCCAAGCTGCAAGACATGAACCGCAGTACCGCTGAAGGCGAGCTCGAAATGATGGGCCGTGGCGATATCAGCGCCGAGAAAACGCTGCGCCTGCAAGGCTTCAAAGCGCAAGCCGATGGCGACTACCTGGCCGATACGGTCACGCACATTTACGCCAACAAAAGCTGGCTAGTGAACGTGAGCCTGAACGGTGGCAACACTGGCAAGGCCAAGGCGGGGCAGGGCAAGGCCAAGAAGGCGGCCAAGGTCACCAACCTGGTCATTGCTGCACCGCCAAAGTGATGTGACAGTTGGCGCGCTTGCTGTTGCTACGGCGCGACCATTGAGGCAGCATGCATCGGCAAAGAAGATGACTTTTCAGAGGGGAATCGCGTTGACCGTCGTGCTGATTTTGGCGAATTTTGTTGGGCTATTTGCCCTTGCTCCTCTGTTCCTTAACTGGGGGAGACCACTCCAGAGATGCTTGTGGTTGTTCGTAGCTGCATCGGTCTCTCTCACTATCGCGACGTGGTATGACATGTGCCTGATCGATGAGAAAACCCTGCCCCAAGACATCAGTCTGGGCCCTTGGTATGTGGTGCTGCTCTTCGCATGGTGCGGGCTCGCATTCGGATTCGCTCTGAGAGTGATCATCTTGTTTTGCTTGCCGTACGTTGGCCGTCGCAACCCTAAGTATGGGAGCCTTGACGCGTTCAAGACGTGGCTACGGAGCCGGAGCCCGGTGGAGTTGTCGCGGCCCTCAAAGGCGCTTTTAATTTGGCCTATGGTTGTTTGCCTCACCAGTCTGTTGGTCGTGCGCGGACGGGACGGATTGTTCGGCCCATTCTGGACGCATTTCCATGTCATTGCCGCCGTTGGGCTGGGTGTGGCAATTGGCGTTGCGTTTTGCAATGCGCCGATCCGGTGGGTTCTGTCTGGTGCGCTGCCAGCCATCCTCTTCCAGGTCTATTTCTACTGGATGGATCGGCACTACGTCGACGCGCCTATGTGGGATCAGGTCGCCAGCTATCTTGGAACATACGTCGCGTTAATTCTTGTCCCGGCCTATATCGCGGCAAAGCTCCGCTATCGGCCGCACGCAGGCTCGGTGCAGGCCGCCAGGTCATGAGCGCCTGACCACGTAACTCCCGCGTTCGCTGCTGCGAGCGCAATCAAAACAGCCCGCCACCCGGCGGGCTTTTTCATTTCCAAGCCATGAACAAAGACACCTTCAGCAAGGCCGCCGCCTTGCCGCCCGCGCTCGCCAATCGGTGGTGGCCGCACATCGAGGCCACCTGCACGCGCTTCGGTATCTCCACGCCAGCGCAGCAAGCGGCCTTCATCGCGCAGATCGGGCACGAGTCAGCCGGCTTCGCCCGCGTGACCGAATCCTTCAACTACGCCGTTGCCGCGCTGCCCGGCATGTTCTCGCGCGTCACACCCGCATTGGCCGTCACGCTCGGCCGCAAGCCCGGCGAGCGTGCCGTGCCGCTCGAGCGGCAGATGCGCATCGCCAACATCGCCTACGCCAACCGCTACGGCAATGGTGACGCCGCCAGCGGCGACGGCTGGCGCTACCGGGGCCGCGGCCTCAAGCAAATCACCTTCCTTGCCAACTACCGCGAGTGCGGCCATGCGCTCGATCTGGATCTCGTTGCGCACCCCGAGCTGCTCGAGCGCGATGAATACGCCGCGCTCTCCGCCGGTTGGTACTGGTGGGCCTTCGGGCTGGGCAAGTTGGCCGACGCCGGCAAGTTCGACGAGATCACGCGCCGCATCAACGGCCCGGCCATGGAGGGCGCAGAGCCGCGCCGTGCGCGCTGGCACACCGCCAAACAAGCATTGGGAGCATGAATGGCAGAGCAAACAGGTTGGGGCGCGCTGCTGCGCGTGGTGGACACGATTCTGCCCAGCGCGGCCGGCGCGCTGGTGTCGCTGCGGTTCATTCCGGGCACGCCCGTGCAGCGCGTGGCAGCGCTGCTGCTGGGCATTGCCTGCGCGCATTACCTCGGCAACGGCGTGATTGCCTTGTGGCATGTGCCGGCGGGGCTTGAGTCCGACGCCATCAAGTTCATCGCAGGTGTGTTCGGGCTAACCATCGTCGGCTACGCATACGGCGAGCTTCCGGCGCTGCGGCGCCTGGTGCACGACTGGCTGCAGCAGGCAGCTCAACGCTGGATGGGAGGCCGCAAAGAATGACGATCAGCCAGAACGACGTGCTCACCGCCATCGACATCGTGGCCCTCGTGGCCATCTGCGCGGGCGCGGCGTGGTCTGCCCTCACGCAGGCCATTCCGCACGGGCTGCGCGGCGCGCTGCTGCTGTGTGCAGTCGCCCTGTGCGCGCTGGGCAGTGCCTCCACCGCACTGGGCGCCAATCACGACATCGCCACCGTCCAACTGCATTGCGCGCTGGCGGTGGCGGGCCTGTGGGTCACCCACATCATCCGACAAGGCAAAGCCAATGAACTTCGCAATGATCCGCCTGGTGGCAGTGGCGGCGGTAGCTGCAGCAGCCGCGTGGGGCTGGCAGGCCAACCGGTACGACAAGACCATCGCGCAGATGCAGCGCGACCACGCCATCGAGCGCCAGGCCGCCGTCGATACCGTCGTGACGGCGCTGCAGGCTGCCATCGACAAACACCGGCAGCTTACCGACCAGCTCGACGCGCTCGACCGTACCCATTTCTCGGAGATGCAACGTGCCACCGCTGAAAACACGCGTCTGCAGCGCGCTCTTGCTGCCGGTGATGTACGGATGTCAGTGCGCGCCCGTTGCCAACCCGACGCCGGTGCCGGCGCAGGTGAAGATCAGCCCGGCGCCGGCCTGGGCGATGGAGCCGCCGGCCGATGTGAGCTATCTGGAGAGGATGCGGCGGATCTTGTCGATCTCTTCGCCGGGGCAGAGCGG